AAATTATAAGGTCGCCGTAACCACTAAACTCACCCGGACGCTCGATTATGACAAATACGTTTCTTTGGCTCTTCCGAAAGCACTGCAATTTGTCGATTTTAAGCCTACAATCAACTTAGCTGCCTACAAGGTCGCATCATTGGCTGATCCGACAATCGCACTCTGCGTGACCAGCAAACCGGCAAAAACCAGTGTTAAAGTGGAGGTGATCAAATGAACCTCCAAGACCTGATCAAAACCACACGACAAAGTAAGCCGCCCCGGATCGTTCTGCACGGCATTCACGGCATCGGAAAGTCCACATGGGCAGCCGGCGCACCGGCTCCAATATTCATCCAGACAGAAGACGGCCTGGTGGCTATCGATGTTCCGCATTTTCCGGTAGCAAAAACCCTTGATGAATTTTTCGGCTATATGGACATGCTGATCAATCAGTCACACGAGTATAAAACGGTCGTTATCGACACCGCCGATTGGCTTGAAAAACTGATCTGGAAGACGGTTTGCGATGAAAACAAAGTCACATCTATTGAAAAGATTGGATATGGTAAGGGATACGTTTTCGCCATGCAGTACTGGGAAAAATTTTTTAATGGACTGAACCTGCTCCGCGACAAAGGCATGGCCTGCGTTATCCTGGCGCATAATGAGATTAAATCATTTTCGCCTCCAGACGGTGATCCCTATGATCGATTTCAGATCAAGCTAAATAAGACAGCAGCAGCGAGGCTTGAAGAGTGGGCAGACATTGTATTGTTCGCTGGGTTTGCCGTAACGGTCAATGCCGACACAGGCAAGGCAATCAACAATGCCGAGCGCGTGATACACACGACAAACAAACCGGCGTGGCGCGCAAAAACACGCTATGTTTTACCGGACACTTTACCGCTTAACTTTGTTGAATTATTAACAGCTATAAAAAATCAACCCAATAAAGGAGAATAAAAATCATGGCAAATTTACAGGGAATAAACATTGACGCGAATGTTCCGGAAGCCGGAAGTTTTATCGTAGTCCCGGAAGGCGTATATAAAGCGGTCATCGCCGGAGACAAGATCGTATCCACTAAAGACGGCAAGGGGAAAATATTGGAATTGACCATTCAGATCATTGACGGATCCCATACCGGATCAACAATCGTTGACAGGCTCAACATCGTCAACGCCAGCCAGCAAGCCCAGAACATCGCACAGGGCACCCTTAAGCGAATTTGCGGAGTTTTACGCGCCCCCTTCCCGCCGCAAACAACCGATGCACTGATGGGAAAGCCCATGCTCGTGACCGTCGGCGTTGAAGAATTTACCAGCAACAAAACAGGAAATGTTTTGAAAAGCAACAAAATCAAAAACTATGCACCTATCCCGTCCGTAACGTCAACTCCTCCGGCGGTGCAGGGATGGTAAACTCAATCATCGAAAAGATTGAGTCCAAGCGAGCCGGGGAGAATATTCCCCGGCAGCACTTGGGACTTTCCGAGATCGGGCATAAATGCCCTCGATGGCTGTGGTATGCACATCACAACACGCCGTCAAAGCCGGTTGAAGGCCGCATCATCAGATTGTTTCGGACGGGGAATATTATTGAAGATGCGATCATCAGCGATCTGGAAGCCATCGGCATTGAAGTCACCGACCGTCAGCGAGAGGTTGAAATCGTCAACGGGGACATAGTTTTAAAGGGGCATATTGACGGGATAGTATCCGGGCAACTTTTAGAAATCAAAAGCGCAAGTGAAAAATATTTCAAGCAGCTTTTAAAGGTCGGTTATGAAAAATGGAATCCGAAATATAAGGCCCAGGCACACGTTTACATGGTGCTGTGTGACTTGGAAGAGTGCATGGTGGTAGTCGAGAACAAGAATGACTCAAACCTCTATATTGAAACACTGAAACTTGACCGCGACTATGTGACCAAATTATTAATCGATGTATTTGCAGCCATAACATTGCCCGAACCGCCCGAGCGGATCTGCCCAGATATGTCATGGTATGAATCAAAATGCTGCAAATATCAGGAAGTTTGTTTCACGTGAAAGGGGAGGGAAGATGGACAGAGACACAAAGCATTTTGCGATAGTCGCGGCCATAGTCGGCATACTGCTGACATTAACGATGCTGTATTACGCCAACAAGAGCGACAAGCTGGTTGACGACTATGCAAAAGGGACGCTCACTTTGAATCTTGAAAAGACAGGGTGGGCGCAGGGCAGGGATGCAAACGGTAACATCGTTTATAACCAAAAGAATTATGAATGCCGGAGGACTAAATAAATGAACTACCGTGTAAAATACTGGAGATGGATTAACGAACAAGCCGGAGAGTGGTACAGAACCGGCTTAATGACAAAAGAAAATGCTGAAAAAGTCGCTGAAAGTTTCCGCCAATCACACGAACAAGTGGAGGTGTATTACGATGATGACGGAAAACGAACAAGCCGCTTACCCATGCCCAGATATTGATTGTGACGGTGTTGTAGAATACGAAACAACAGGTTACTGGCAATGTTCCGATAATATACGCAGTGTGTTTTTGCTGGCATTTTGTCCATTTTCGCCACTATTCCTCCTCGTCGGGTAACGCCCTAATCATACCCGGGGTTACCGCTTTCTTTAATTGATTAACGCCCTTTAAGCCTTCTTTCGTTTTGTATTCTTCAAATGTCGCTAAATTAATCATTGCTTCGCTTAATTTATATAACCATGTTACAGTGCGTGGTAACATCAACCAGAATCTAGGATCAAGCCCCTGTGTTAAGGTGTAAACTTCCCGCTTGGCCCTCCAATACATTTTACCAATAAATGTATTTTGATCATCATCCTCATCATCACCAGACAACGCAAGCACGGTTGTTATGGCAATAGTTGTACCGACAATTCTATAGATTTCTCTTGCTTCTTCACAGGTTAAGGCTGAGCCGTACTGTTTATTGTGAAGGTGTTTCGCCATAGTCAATAAGTCCGTTGCTGTACGTCTAACAATCGGAGCCGCCCATCTTTTGTATTGCATGGCACCCGAACCAACGGACGTACTGCCGACAATAGACTGCATCCCCGGAATAGCCCGGAATTTCCCCATATCCAACTTAATTTGCGCTAATCTTTCGGGAGAAAGTTCTTCATTCGCCCATTCTTCTTTAGTCATTGAGGCCAAAAGAAATTGTTTATTAGCGGCTACGCTTGAAATATGGAACAAGCCAAACATCCCGTCCATAAGTCTTTGTTGGATTTCTTTTCCGGGCGCGGTAAATTCTTCCCATAAACTTCTTTCGGTGAAAAATTCATACTTCTTTAAGATTCGTTTTCCTTTATCGGTACGCATTAAAGCGATTGACTTTGCATAGTCCTTGTATCCAAGAGGAACCATTGTTGTAATTTGTTCACCTATGAAATTGATAGCTTGCACCGGAACGTACAAACCCAGGTCAATCATTGTGGTAATTGTCCGTAAAGCCCGCATCGTTAAATCTTTTTTACTGCCCTGTCGCCACCAACCGCCGAAATTATGTCTCCGTCCCTTTTTGTTGTTGATCCATGTATTCACATAGTTCTTTAATGACCTATCAATCTCAAGGCCTCTGGGCGTGTACTTTGTCGGGGTCAAGGCTTGTGTGTAAATGTCCCACTTTGGCAAAATACTATCAAATGCCTTTTTTGTTTCAAGAGCCTTGGCATACGTCAAAAACGCTCTTACTACGTTCTTTGTCGGGTCAAGTTCGCCCGTCCGATGTAAGGCATAGGGTATAAACTTTTCCAGCGGCAGAATATTTCCGGTGTCATCCAGGATATTCCAGACTATCTCATCTTCCTGATATGCGGAAAAGAGTTCTAAAATAGCGTCCTTCACTGACTTGTCGCGCATATTCTCCATGAACGTCTTGCGGATATGGGTAATATAGTCAGAGCGCCCACGTTCTATTATTTTGGTTGCCTTGAGATAATCCTCTGCGTTACTAAAATACTGATTCATGTAATGGGCGAGCCTTAATTGTTCTGGTGTCATCTGCTGGGCGACTGCATTTTTTTGCGCTGAAGGTGCCTCTAAGAAATCAAAGGTGATTTCATCCTGCGGTATCATTCTTTCGATAATCCCGCGCTTTCTTGATTTATCCGCTTTCTTCGCAAGGTCATATATCTCGCTTTCTGTATTGTGAAAGTTCAAGTCTCTTTTTATAAGCGCCGCATTTATATCTGTCACGAAACGCTCAAAGAAGGGGTCTTGCTCTCTTAAAAAAGTATCGCCTTTTTCTAGTGCGTTCCACGCGACTTTAATAGGCATGATATATTCTATTGGTTGCTTTCCTGCTCTAATGCGCTTTGCGTTGGCCGCTTCAACCAGACGGTCTCGAGATTTTTTATCTGACAGCATTTCATTGATGTTTTTAAATGGCTGTTTCTTTTTATCGGCGCGCTCTTGATTGATTTTGGTAACAGTTTCTTCATCAATTTTCATGTTTTCAATATAGTCAAATTCTAATTTACCATCTTTAACCCTAGCTTCATTAGCCTCGTTTATAAACCTTTCCCTCGCTTCTCTCCACGTCCTTATGCCCTTCAAATCGGTTTTATCAACCGTTTCAAGTTCCCGCTGTGTCAGGAAAACATCATCATTCTGGAACGGCTCTAAGAGTTGCGCGAACTGTCTCAACTGTTCAGTCGTCATTTTATCTATAGAGGGAAGTTCTAAAGCACGGCGGTAATTGTCAACCTTCTGCAACCGCTTATCTTCAATGAGCTTAAGTAATGCCATCTTCTCTTGCCGTGTTTCCGCCAACTCCACGGCTTTCAATTCCACGTTTCGGAGGAACTGCTTGAATTCCGCATCATCCATCAAGGCCGGATTCCGGCGGT